ATACATTATTTGCATTACTAGTAGTATTAGTTGAACCACCTTCGTTACAATAAAAATGATCATCTAACATAACTTTAAGATCTTCTGGACTCTTAGCAGTAAATACTGATGGTAAATCAATCGTACCATCATAGATACTTTGCATATTATTATCATTAACACCGTCAATTGCTGATGGCATTGCAAACTTAGACGATACATAAGTCGGATAATCACCTTGTTTCTCAACTTTAACTCTAAAGTTAGTACCATTAGGTCCTAGATCAAAAATACGTGGACCTAAATCAGCTGCATCTTCACCTTCGATCGCATCCATAATAATATTATGAATTTGCTTACCATAACGAAGAATCTTAACCTTGCCATTATTTTCTGGGTTAACCGGGTCATTAACAACATAAACATTAACTAACCATTTCTCAGAACGCATAATTGCCTTCGCCTTTTCTTTTTCTTCTTCAGAACCAGTCCGTAGAATCTTATACCTTTCTTCAGCAATTGGATCTCTTTCACCAAATGTCTGCAATGACAATGCACTGGTATATTGACCAGTTGCAAAGCTATTCCAACCATGCTGGAAATAATGAAAAAATGTATTTTGAGGATTCTTACCATCAGGTAAAAGTCTTACGGTAAATGTATTACCTACCGGCGTTTTAAGGATATCAGCGTACCCACTTTTATTACTTTCATTGTCTGTCGCTAGAGCAGACTTAATACTATCGAACATTGAACTTGTTATACTCATAACAATATTATACTATATAACTACCGAGTTTCAACGTATTCTTTAAATTTATTAATTATTTTTTTTGCTTTACCACTAGCGTAAAATTTTGTTCGTAAATAGTTAATTTTAGAAAAGTTAGAACTGAACATACCTTTTATCTCATTATCATAATTATTTAGAATTTGGTCAATACCAGGGAAACTAAATATGATGTAAAAGTTAATACTTCTTTCTTTTATATGCTTAAAGAAGCTATTGTAATTACCATCAATATGGTTAATATATTGTTGAGGCTTAATATTTTTACTTTTACAGAAATCGTATATAAAACTAATAGACTCTTTTAATTTTAATAAAGTATTAGGGTCATCTGGATTATTTAAAATATAATTATCATTATATGCTGTATATGTCTTTATAGCTTTATGAGAGCAATAAAATTTTAAATCGAAATAATTTTCATCATATACAAAATAAGGAGCTTCAAAAAAATCTTTTACATTTATATGTTTAAATTTAGTAAAGAATGAAGATAATTTATTGATATAAATATAGTTTTCACTTGCTTCGAATTTAGTAAAATCTTTTCTGTATCTTACTGGTTTGTTATTTACCTTTTTACTAGTCTCTAAAAATGTGTTGTATATTATCTTTTCGAATTCTGTCATAGCTTGATGCCTTATTTAAGTATTTTGTTATATATTTGCTTTTTGTAACAGAAGGTTCGGTTCTTATAAATCTTTGAATTGCAGTAAAGTTATTTTCCTCTTCTATAATACTAATAAATATATCACATAATCCCTTATTTTCAAGTATTTTTAAGAAAACTGTTGCAAAATTCATTTTTTTATCGCCGCAGATTGAAACATAAGTACAAAAACTATAAAAGGAATGTAAAAATTCTTCATCTTGTATTGAATCGTATGGTATTATAGCTTGCATTATATTATTGGTTCTAACATCTTACTAATATTAATTATAGTATCATTTAACAAAGATCCAGCCGCGGCTTCATGACCACCACCTCCTGCTAACTTTTCAGCTAATTTACTAACATCTAAATCACATGTTTTAGACTTTCTATAACAAACTGTTTTAGATTTTAAATTTATTAATATAATTAGATCAGCATTATTTTCTTGTAAAGCTCTTTCTGCAATTTCATTAGGACTAAAAGAAAAGAAACCTCCCATTACATTATAATCTTTACCTGATATTTTTAAATTACCTTTATATAATGTTTGAGTCTTAAAATAATTCTCAATATTATTTTCAATAATTTTTAGAGCATTTTTATGATATTGATTGAAACCATTAAACCCGTTTTCAAAATCTATTAAAAATTTTTGTATCCGATTACCGGTATAGTTCCAAAAGATTTGATTAAGTGATCGACTTTGTGGAAATTTTAATACATAACTATCATAATCAGAAATAAAATTAATTAAAAGCTTTTGATAATCTGTTATCTTTTCTTTTAACTTTAAAGAATGATACATTAATAATGTACATGATGGGTAATCTTTTACAATAGCTTTTGCTCTTACATATTCATCTAAATGATTTACATGTTCTGCGTGGTGATCAAATACTACCACGTTATCTCTATCAATTAAAGCTATATCATTTTTTATATTTAAATCGCATATAAAAACTGTATCATAATTTTTAAAGCTATCTTTAAGCTGCCAATTCAATATGTTTTCTCTAAAATTCTTTTCCGTGGTTACACTATAAGATATATCAGCATTTTTATATGCTAGTTTTAAAGCTAAAAAAGAGCCAGCTCCATCCAAGTCAGCGTCGGTAAATACATGTATTTTAGGCATTTACTTTATTTAGTTCCCACTTTTAATTACTCAACATTCCTAAAGCATTTGATATACCACCTAGATCTGTATCACCGCAATCCTGAATAGTTTCATCTTCACTTAACGTTAATGTATTATAATCTATTCGCATGGCTTGTACACCGTAATTAGGTCCAAATCGATTCTTCATCATACCTAAACGAACAATACCAAGTTCTTTATCTTCATCGTTTTGAAACACACTTATAATACAGTCAGCAGTTGCTGCCATTCCAATCGATTCAGATATAGTATCTAACCCAGGATTCTCTTCATCATAACCAGATCGATTTAATTGAGTAGCTGAAATTATAGGGCAATTAAACACATAGCTTAGAGCTCTAATCTCTTCAGTAACATATTTTATTCTTTCATATGAATTTGTCCCTATATCACTCTTTAAAAGATTTAAATAATCTAATACAATTGTATCTGGCTTAATACCTTTATTATGCAATTCACGTACAAATCCTTGAATTTGCTGCGATGTTATAGTACTAGGTGGATACTCTTTAATAATAATTTTATCATTCGGATTATTAATACTATGCTGCTGTATACGATGCTTTAATGTATTAGAATCGTTTCTCATTTCTCGCATAGGTATATTTGTTATACTTGAAGATAATCTTTTAGCATACATCATTTCTGACATCTCTAAAGATATAAGTAAAACAGTTTTACCTTGACTTGCAATATTACATGCAATGTTACCTAGAAAAATAGACTTACCAACATTCGTTTCACCAGCAAAGACATATAACGCTCTACCATTTTCTAAGAAACCACCATCCAACTTATCATCTAACCATTTCCACTTTGATGGTATTGTAGGTTGATCGGTATTAATCTCATCAACTAGTATATCAATATCTTCATACAGGTCTAGACCTATTTCACTCTTTAGATCAACATTACAACTCTTTTCAAATGAGTCTAAAATATAACTTGTATCAACTTTACCAGAAGATATATCTTCTGCTACAGCTAACATGGTATTATAGATTGACCTTTCCTTTAAAAATCTTTCTGTATTATGTAATAGTTCATCATTATTAAAATCTCTATCAATATCCTTAAAGTTCTTAACTACATTAGCAAAACTATGCTTTAAGTCGTCATTTATTAAGTATGATTTAAGTTCAGTTATAGATGGTAAGGTTTGCCTCTTTACATAAAAGGTTTTAATTAACGTAAATATTTTTTTAATATTTTTATCGTTAAAATATTCAGGTTGTACATGATCAATAATTTGAGCTAGATACCTTTCATCAGTAAGACTTTTATATATGAGTACTTGCTCATAATAATCTAAATTTAATCTTTCTATTTCTTCCATTTGTTTATAAAATATTCTTGACCACTGTAAAACTCTTCGTCCGGTTTAGTCAAACCAGGGCTCTGATGGATAATAGGTATATCCACAACACCTATTTTAACACTGTTCCTATTACATTCAAGTGAGAAGTCTAAATCATAGTAATGAAACTTAGATGGATATGATTCATCAAACTTCACATTTTCAGGTAGCTCTTTGATATTAATACCAATGAATACACCGTCTATAACTAAGCATCTACTCGGTACAGGGCCAAAAGAAGTATACATATAAGACTTTTCATTACCATGAGCTACACAACCTCTCTGATCTTCCCTCTTCGACATAAGATGCCATAAAGCCGGGCTACCGATCTTACAAGAAGTAGCACCAGCAAGCCCAAACACAGTGTAATGTCTCGCACTATCCAGTAAACGAGTTCGTAAATCCCTCGTATTAACATATACATCATCATGCACAAAAACAGCAATATCAATATTGTTGAGTCTAGCATCGACCAGGAAACTGTTATAAAGTTTTTGCAAGCTTTTAGTATTTTTCTCTTCATAATGTACATCAAATGGCATTATAGGCCCGTAATCCGCTAAAGTTGCATTTAAGGATTTAAAAATGGATGTATTTTCCTTTTTACCTTTAGTTGCTGTATAGATTTTTATATTATTCATAGTCTTTACGGTCATCTAGTTCTGGTTTATTATCTCTATTCCAAATCATTCCCATTACATTCCATAATACTGCTCCGAGATGGTCTTCACTTGCATCACCTTTAAAGTCTTGCATTAAATGTCTCATTGTACTATCATATAATACAGAATGCTTCATACCTAATTTCCAGTTATTTTCACCATACGCTTCAGCACCTTGTAAATATCTCATCATAACTAATTCTAAAGCTTTATGAGGTACTAAGCTCATACGCAATTTACCATCACCGTTATCACGTTGCGCGCCAGTTTCAAACTGACGAGGTTTCCCAGTTGTTTTTAGATCATCCATTAATAATATTATAAATAGGTTCCTTAAATGTTATATCTTGCGATTCAAAATCGTTAGAAGTAATTTCAAATTTTTCACCTAACCACTTTTTATAGAAAGCACATCCATCACTTCTAATATCTGAATTAACATAGTAAAATTCAATATCATCTTTATGCTTATAAATTGCATTTTGTATTAGTAATTTAGCTACACCTTTACCTCTTGCTTGCTTGCTAGTTACAATAAAATATGTCTTTAAAGTTTTAGGAAATTTATCATTAACACTATATGCATGTAAACCTATAACAGTACCAGCATCATCAATGCAAACTTCAATAGGAAACTTTTCCCACCAATTTCTACCTGACCATACATGACCAAATGTATTCATAATAAATGAATCTGTATTATCATATACAAACTTAATAAAGTTAAGTTTATCAAGTTCAGTTAATTCGTTAATTGTTATATATTTTAAACTCATAATGTTAAAAATGGTGAATCATATGCAAATGTATCAAGTTCTACTAGGCCTTCAGCTGTATAACCATATAATATACCTTCTTTTACTTCATCATATCCTTTACCTTTAATAGATGATACATTATCATTCTTATAAAACAACGTACTACCTTGTCTTGCTATATAAACGTTCATCGTTTTTATATTCACAATCCATATAGCAAATGTACCTTTTAATTTTTCAATTGTATATAAAATATTTTGCATTTCAGTATCTGAATCCTCACATGGACCGAGATTATATTCAAATTCATCTAATAAAGCCGGTATTACACTACTATCAACAGGGTTATCATGATCTGGTAAGTATTCATCAATTAGCTCATTATAATTAGTTAAAACACCGTTATGAGCCACTACCCAGTCACCATATCTAAATGGATGTGATGTTTTTTCTTTCCATTCTCTAGCAGAACTTGTCGGTGCTTGATTATGACCAAGATATATAAAATCACCTACATCTCCTTGTGGTAATTTAACATCATTCCAATTAATACCCCCTTCATACTTTTTAACATCATAATTAGATGATCTGTAAGCATGAAATATACCAGTAGAAAAATTACCTCTCTTTTTATTAGCTTCCTCGAGTACTTCAAACGTTGAGAGATTAGAACTTAGATAAATACCGCACATATAATGATATTATAGTAGAAATATAGCAATAATCAATAAATATTATTATGAATTTTATTACCTGGAGCAATAAACAAATTATTAACGAACAGACACAGAATTATCTTTCCGATGTCCAACTAGATGAAGCAACTGAAATTGGTAAATTGGTAGCACCGATGGCTAATAAAATGAAAAATATAAAAGTTAATGGTCAAAAAGTTAAAGTAGGTGAACCTTACCGGGATACAAGATTATTCTTCTTAAATTATTTAAAAGATGAATACCCTGAACTAGTACCTGATGGGTTTAAAGCATATTCAGCAGCACATGTACATAAATTAATCGGTGAAATTGCTATGAATAGTCCAGAAAAACTTAAAGATATATTTGATAACTTTAAAGATTGGTCAGAGACGAAAGTACCTGCTGGTGATGGTAAGGAAGTTGATAGAATGACTCAATATATAAATACAAAAGCTACTCTTAGACAAGGTAAAGGTGTAAGACAAACAAAAAATGCTGAAGCAGCAACTGGTGGTACAAAGAGAGATTTTTCAACTTTAAAGGTTGATGATATCTCTAGTGCTTCTAAAGAAAAGGAAAAAGAGGAACAGCTCAAGGCTTCTAAAGACAATATTGATAATGTAGAAGGTATGATGAGTAATAATGCGGCTGGAGAAGCAATATCAATAATACCGGCAATTATGAATGTATTAAACCACTACCATAGTGAAATTGAAGAGATGGATTTAAGCCCGGATGGATTTAAAAGTCAGCTACAAATTTTAAAGAACGTTACTGACGTAGTACCAAGTCTTAGAACATTAAGTAAATATAAAGAATTTGTTAATTACCTGGATCAGCTTAGGGATGGTGATGATGAATATGGTGAAATCCGCCAATATTTAGCTGATCAAATACCAAATATTGAAGCAGATATTGCAAGATTTGCAGAAACTGAAGATAATGAACATGAGCAGGAGCCAGATTTGGAAAAGGCTTTACAAGACATTGTAAAACAAAAAGCTTTACAGAGGGCAATTGAAAAAGAAGAAGAAATTGATAAAAATAAATCAGATTTAAATAACGATGGTGAAATTTCTGAATATGAAAGATCAAGAGGAGAAGCTATTGCTAAAGCGATAAAAAAAGAGCAAGAAAGAGCTGATCATTATGAAGATGAAGAATCTAATCCTAGAGAATATACAGCAACAACAGTAAGAGACAACGACCAGGGTGAGAGGGCTGAGGATGTTAGAGTATTTCCTAAAAGCCGAAACGGGCTAAATGCAGCATATAAATTTGTTCAAGGTGCAAACGATTGGATGATATGGTACGGTGACGAAGTAGTAGATCAATCTGAAGATGAAGAGAATTCAACTAGTCAATACATGCCGAATGTACCTGCTCATGAGCAACGAAAAGAAGAAGCTGAAGAAGTGAAGATGTCACCTCAACAAATTAACCAACATCTTGCTGTTCAAGAAAGACAGAGAGTTCAGAATCTTTATGCACAACAAAGACGTCATACACACGGTTACTAAATTTAATCAGATACTGGAGATGGTCGCTGCAGCGGACTTTCAAAAGTATAAAGATTTTGATTTAAATGCTGATGTATCTGACGATAGGTATGACGATATAGCTCTAGTTGGCGACTTAAAAGCTTATAATACAAAACAATTACAAGCTCTTAAGGATTACGCCACAGAACGATTACCTGGTAAGAGTGATGGTGAGATAGAAATGTTTATGGTTAAAGCTCTAAGTGACCCAAAAACTCATAGGGTTATGAGACAGCATATAGCGTATCATAACCCTGAGTTGTTCGATTATATTAACAAATAGCTTTACAATCATTCTTTTCATATACAGCATCTAATTTATCTTGTTGCGTATATAAAAGAGGATCTCTTAACTTAGCATCTATAAAGCCTTTTAGACGTAAGCTGCTGCTAGCAGACTCTGCATCACAAGGGTATTCACCAGAGTAACAAGTATATGTATCTTCGAAGTTAACCCCTAGAGAAACGCCGTCTAATACGATGTCTTTCTTAGACATCCTTACTAAAGGAGCAACCAACTTAATAACAGT